TGTTTCTTGATCCATGGTAACCTCAACGTTTTTTAAGAATTAAAATGTACATTCCATTCCACCAACTGGTAGAATCTTCCAATTCAGGAGTTAATATTTGTCTCTCAAATAGAAGTTCAAGATTATTTATCTCTACAAATTTATCTCCTGTTCGGATAACCCCATCAAAATTGGCATCATCCAATACTAGCACAAAAGTGTCTGCTAGTAAAGGAAGTAAGTTATTTAGACATTTGACTTGACTCTCATCATGATCTCCATCATAGAAAATAATGTTTGGTTTTCTGCTGAAATCATCTTCACTTAATTCATTTGCATCTTTATCAATTAGTGTCGATTTCAAACTTCCAAACATAATATTGTTTCTCATGAATGCAGACTTAGGATCGTCAACTCCTTTCCATTTGATGTCATCCCTAGCTGGTGCAATCTCATGTTCAAAATTATCAACTGCATACGAATATAGATTATTATTCATGATAGCAGCAAAGTATGTGCTTCCAGTATATGATCCAATTTCTAGATAAGTATTCTTTGGATCTGAGCACAGGTGATTTAGGAAATGCCTTACTCTATGAGAAGACAATCCTTCAATTCTATATCCATCCTCTACAAAATTAGTATCACCAGTTCCAGATTTATCAATTGCTTCTAGAGTCAATTTAACCAGAGGATGCTGAATCCTATCTTGCTTGCGATAATGTGCATCAATCACAGATTCGCAGTAGTTACAATCCCAACAGTCAAACTGACATGTCTTAATCTTTTCTCTCCAGATATCAATAGGTCTCTCATTGAGATCTTTGTCTTCCATGTAAGCATTGAGTTCTGGGAACAACAACTCTTCATCGTTTGCCCATCTCTCAATAATGTCCATACTCTCCCTGAGACGCATGACAGATTCTCTACCATGCATTTTGAAAACATCAATACCAAGATCAAACATCTCTTCCCAGTCCTTCTTCCAAGGTGGAAGGTTTGCTGCTTTTAATACTACAGAACTATCTTCATGTTCCCACTTAGAACAAGACACACGACTAATGACACTTCCAAAGTATGGAGGTTCATGATTCTCTCTAGTATTGTTATAATGATAATGCTCTGGCATGATTGGACAACCGCCCCAACATCCTTCATTAGCAAGCATGGAGAACTTGACTGGTTTTCCAATAGAAGCACAATATTCTTTTGCTTCTTTCAGACGGCGTAACTGATCATGATCACGCATCAAGTCTCTATCTAAATTGACATAATGAAATCCTGCTTTAGCAAGAGATACGATATCATTTGCTTTAGTGACCTCGTGTAGAATCGTATTCTTAATGTACAACTCAGGGAACTCTTTCTGAATCTGACCAGTCAATACCCATGAAGTGTGGGGGATGGTAACTGTTCTAATACCAGCTTCGTACAGAGGTTTGAAGTTTGCAATCCACAAGTCCAATAATTCTTGTGATGGTCTTACGTAGATATTATTGAATGTAGCAGAGAGTGGAATGCCTGTCTGCTTTTGAATGTAGATAGCATTGAAAGTTGTTTGACGCAAATCATCTTCAAATACATCTCCCATTGCATCCTGCATGAATGGTGGCATTCTGCATGTAAAATACAAATCGAAGATATACTCCTTGTGCTTTTTCAAGAAAGGAATTAGATAATCATTAGCAAACTGCTCATCAATTTTTGGATTGATTGGAAGACTAAACATCAGTATAACCTAAAGAAATGATCGGGGTTTCTCTTTCTATCTGGAGCATTGTACAAAGACTCTTCAGTCAAAATATCAATACCAAGTGTAACACGTTCTACATCAGACTGGTGTTCTGTAGTCCAATGCACAACATACTCTGGGAACAAAGTTAGAGTTCCAACTTCATTCTCAAGTGCAACAGAATTCATAGTGTATGGATCTTGATAAACTGTGCTAGTATTATTGACTTGTAGAGATAGATTTCCAGAAAGAAAACTCCACCCATCCCCACTATGTTGATGAGGATTAATCTTCTGACCTTTCCTCATTACATTTGCCCAGCATTGTGCCCATGGTTTAATGTCCATAACATTCGCACCAACGTGATTGCACAACTCAGCAATTGCATAGTGCAACTCAATTTCTAATTTTCTTACAACATAGTTTTCATCGTAGTCATCCCACTTAAGAATATTATATGCTGGGAATTTTGCAGTAAGACTATCTGGTCCTAGACCTGTACCACCATCATACATTAGGTGGGGATTGAGTTTAATAATACTCTCTTCTTTTTCTAAAATTGTTTTAGTAAGATACTTTGCTTCTTGCTCAATAAGAATCTGATTATTCCAAAATGGAATAGAGTATACTGGAGCAAATGGAGTATGCTTTTCTTTGTTTCCAAAGATCTCTTTAATTCTGTCTTTAGAAGTATCTACTTCAACCCATTGATCATTGTTCATAATCGCCCATACCTATCATACTATATCTATCTTCATTCAAATACCAGTTTTCTAAGACCCATGGAGAGTGAAAAAATCCACCATTGTAAAACAATAATGTATTATACTCCATTGGAGCAATACAAGAAAGTTCCCAGTCTTCATCTCCTCTGAAATTTTTCCACTTCTCGTATCCAGACTCTTTAGTTGTCTTATCAAAAAGGTAATTCTGTTCTTTCTCTGTCAAATCATTGATATGAATCTTTCCTTTATGTGACCAGAATGCAGTACCACCAAGACATTCTTCATTCAACCAAATGTTCCACACACCAGACCACTCATCAAAATGTGGTAGATGTGAATTGGTTTTCATTAACATGTCACCATTGTAGATATTACATGTTACTCTTGCTGGACTCCAGTTACAGATATTTTCTCTCACAAAATTTGTAATAAATTTTGCTGCCCATGGGGGAACATCCTGTTTCCAACCAGGAGAATATGTACTGTCTCTTACTGCTGGGAATGATTTTAAAAGGACTTTATATCTTTCTGGATATTTCAGAAAATTTCTAATTACTTTAAATTTTGTGTTATCGTAAATAACGTCTTCTACCTTTGCGTCCTCATTAATCTGGCAAACAGACTCTAGATATTCATTATCAAATTTTTTCATTGTCTTTCAATTCTAAAACTATATGAATGATTATAGATGTATTTTGGCATCACATTGAATGAGATGGAAATTCTATTATCCTCTTTATTATTCACATAACCATGAGAGATATTTGATTGCCAAAGAAGAAGATCTCCCTCTCCATAATTAACATGTGCTCCCCATGTGTTGTATTTTGTTGGGTACTTGATTGGGATATCAATTGTTTGCATCACAGAATTTTCTGGATTAAAATCTTTATTCTTAAATCCAATGGGGGCATGTAAATTCTTTAAGAAATTTACATAGTAAGTTCCAGAAACATATGAGTTTGCATGAGTGTGGTTGAATTGTTCTCCACCAGTATCACATTTGTTCAACCAGCAATCAGTAACAATTAACTCCCCCTTCATCTCATACCCAAGAATGTTCTCAATATAATCGAGAGACTTGTCTGTAATCCATTTTTCAAACCATTGGAAATCTGGATTGTCTAGAAGGTTCATATTTTCTTTGTTGAAATAATGTGCCAAAGCACCATTATCAACGTTGACTTTCTTTACCTTCTCGTCGTTATCTATTTCTCTGAGAAGATCAAAACACTGTTGTTTAATTTTATTTTGTTTCTCTTGTTCTAGGGTATACTTACCAATAGCCCTTGGAAAGATTTCAAGTACCGCCATAAATTTTATCTCTCAAATACTCATACAAAGATGGAGATCTATCAGATATCTGATTCCACTTGCTTCTTACTGAGTTATTTAGATGGATAAAATTATCGATCATTTGCTTCTTATCAACGTCTGGAAAATTCCAATCCCAATCAGAAACTACCACCTGATCGATCATCCTATAATCCATACCAGCACAAATACAATGAACACCAACGGGTGGATGATCTTCGACAAGATCTTGTCTTCTAGCAAGATCATAAAACTGAGAAGATGTTGGTCTTTGCATTACCATATCTTCATCAAATGTTTTATTGTGAATATCTTTCCA